CAAGCAACAACATCGTGCTGTCGGATGGGGATGGTAATCCTAGACTAACTATTAACTCTAGTGGCGTCATCTCAGGCAATGGCTCTGGGCTAACTGGTGTTGGTGGTCTAACGACACTGGTTGCAGATAACGTATCACCAATTTCTTCGGCTAATTCAATTATTGGCCCCATTTCACTGGGAGACTACCACTCACAGACATTTACATTTTTTCTTAAAAGTAACGGTGGCAACACTGGCCGGTGCCAAATGAGGCTTTATAATTCTTCTGGATCGGCAATTACCTCTGACTATCAGTCTTCTACTAGAAGTGGCGCTACTTTTGCTAGCGAAGTCGCAGATAGTCGAATAATCTTTTGGGGTAAAGAGCCACTACAGAACAACACTGGGGACTATCTAAAGTTTGATGTAACTTTTACTGATGCGTATAGCAGCACCGTTGCAACTGGGATCAAATGGTCCACAACTTTAAGAAACACCTTGGGTAGCCAACTTAGCGGTAGCGGTTATGGCTCTGCGGGTCATGAAATTATTCAACGAAATCAAAGTTTTTATTTATACTTCGAAAACGGTTCTCAATGGAGTTCTGCTTCGAAGTATTCTAGCTGGGGAGTTGCCTAATGCCTATTATTTTTCCTGACGGTGTTGAAACTGAGATTTCTCAAGAGCAGTACGATGCAATGATAGTTGCAATTCCTCCTAGTGCTGAGCAGGTTCGACGTGAACGAGACAACATCCTAACGACAGTCGTTGATCCACTGGTGTCTAACCCACTTCGTTGGTCTGACCTTACGTCTGAAAAACAGGCTGATTGGTCACAGTACCGTACAGACCTCTTAGCTGTCCCACAGCAAGCTGGGTTCCCTAACAACATCACATGGCCTACGAAGCCCTAGAAGGAGCATAACTATGACTGACGCACCAACCACAGAAGAAATCGCACAGCACTACACAGCAATGGGTCATTCAGTTGCTCTGATTAACGCTGGTCAACCAGAAGGCATGGAAGACGCTGACTGGGCAGACACAGTGTCTCGCAATGTCGAGCATCTGGAAATCATGGTAGCTAAAGACTACTGGACTACAGAAGATATGACCGCTGCTAATGCTGCAATCGCAGCTTAACCTTAACTTTAAATAAACTAAATAAAGTACTTGACAAAACCCCCAGATACCTGTATAATAAGACTATAGGTCTTCCGGGGGTAATGTATACAATATGTATATTGATAAGTATAAAGCAATAGGGGATGGGTTAGTATTATTAACTAATGGAGATATACACTCTAAGTATAACCCTAGTGAAGTAATCTCCTATCTCCTATTGCCTATTAACACTAATAAGATTAGACTATACTACGTAGATGATAAACCTACAGGTCTAATTACTTGGTGCTGGTTATCACCTAATAAAGCTAATCTCTTCCTCAACGATAAGTACACCCCTGTTGAACAGGACTATCAACTAGAAAACCCAGGTAGTAATTACCAACTCTGGGGAATAGAGTTTATAGCTCCCTTTGGTCACACACTGAAGATGATGAGAGCTATTCGAAAAGAACATAAAGAACTATATGGAACCACCACTAAGGTCCACTTTCGTCGGTTCTATAATAGGAATAAGTTACATAGAAGGACGTTCTAATGCGTTACAACCCGTATACAGTTCATCGTTACCTGCACCCAAGATCGTCTGGTATGATTGCCTACGGTGGCGGTGGTGATGATGCCCCTGCGGCTGCTCCTGCTCCTGTTGGACCTACAGCAGCTCAAATCGCTAAGGCTGCTGCAGACGCTAAAGCTGCTGCCGATGCTAAAGCTGCAGCTGAGGCTGAAGCTAAGCGTATTGCTGATGAGAAGGCTGCTGCTGAAGCAGCTGAAGCTAAACGTATTGCTGATGAAGCTGCTGCTGCTGAAGCTAAGCGTATTGCTGATGAAGCTGCTGCTCGTATTGCAAGTGAGCGTATGGGTGTCGCTGCTATTAACCTACAGGCTAAGTCCTTAGAAGACCCTACCTCTGCTCTTAAGACTGCTGATGTCGCACAGATAGATTCTAATGCAGCTGGTACTAATATTGCTGCTGGTACTGGCGCTCTTACTACCCCTGCTCCTCAGGTCACAGACCCTGATGCTTTCCAAGCAGCTCAGCTTGATCCTACCCTAGTCGCAGGTCAGGTATCCAATGTTCTCGAAGGGTCGAATACAAAATACAAAGAGGTCAGCTGGGATGATGCAGGTTTTACAGCTCCATCACCTTTTGAAGCTGTCACTATGGGTTTTGCTACTTATCATAACCCTACTACAGGGGAAAGTGTTACTGTCAACAGTGGCGGCTATACAGCACCAGAGGGTTGGGTTAATGGACCACCAACAGGTAACTTTAAGACTGAAGGTCTACAGGCTACTCAAGGTGAAGTGTCTACGGATGCACTAGCTCAAGCTCAAACTGCTGATCCGACTGAGATGGCTGGTACTAAACTTGATGCTGCTCAGATTGCTGAGTCACAAAGTGTTGCACCTGTTGCTCCTCGTGTTATTGAACCAGGTGAGTTGATCTCTGGTTCAGCTGTTGATATGGCTGCTGTAGAGGCTGCTATTGATGTTCAAGCTGCACAGGCTACACCAACTGCTCAAGCTACCGTACAGGGCCAGCTAGAAGGCCTTATGCAAGACTTTGACGGTACTGAGCCGCCTGCATGGGCTGCTGGTGCCCTGCGTAACGCAACTGCTCAGATGGCTGCTCGTGGTCTTGGTGCTTCGTCAATGGCAGGTCAAGCACTAGTACAAGCTGCTATGGAGTCAGCCCTTCCTATTGCTATGCAAGACGCACAGACTGTTGCCTCCTTTGAAGCACAGAACCTATCTAACCGTCAACAGACTGCTATGTTTGGTGCTCAGCAACGTGCTCAGTTCCTAGGTATGCAGTTTACTCAAGAGTTCCAAACTCGTGTTACTAATGCTGCTCGTATTGGTGACATAGCTAATATGAACTTTACTGCTGAACAGCAGATTGCTCTTGAGAATGCACGTATGGCTCAAACAGTTGACATTACTAACCTTAATGCTGTTAATGCTAAAGTAATGGCTGATGCAGCTGCTATGTCGCAAATGGAGATGGCTAACTTAAATAACCGTCAACAAGCTGCTGTACAGAATGCTCAGGCTTTCCTCAGCATGGATATGAAGAACATGGACCTTGCTCAGCAAACATCTATGTTTAAAGCTCAAAGCAATATCCAAGCTATCCTTAGTGACCAAGCTGCGACTAATGCTTCTGCACAGTTTAATGCATCTAGTGAAAACCAAACTAATCAGTTCTTTGCTAACATGTCTACTCAAGTACAGCAGTTTAATGCTGGTATGGAAGTTCAACGTGATCAATTTAATGCTCAGAATGCTTTAGTGGTCGCACAAGCTAACGCTCAGTGGCGTCAGAACTCAACTACTGTTAATACAGCTGCACAGAATGAAGCTAACCGAGCTGCTGCCTTAGCCGCTAACGCCATGACACAGAGCATGGTTGATGTTGTATGGCAGCGTGAGCGTGACATCATGGACTACGCTTTCCGTCAGTCTGAGAGTGCTAATGATCGTGCTACTAGTATCTTTCTTGCTGACAAAACAGTTGATTTAGCTAAATGGCAAACAACTCAGTCTGGTAGTCAAGCAGACAAAGCGGGTAAAGGTTATATCTTTTCTCGTCTTCTTTTCGGTTAATAGGAGCCTAATATGGAACAAGGTAAATTCGCATACCGTGCTAACCTAGAGGCAGCCCGTAAAGCCCTCCTAGACCGCACTGGAAGCACTTACGCAGGGTCTACTGCTAAACAGCAACTAGATCAACAGAAAGAGGGTCTCATGCGCCCTAAGGCACGTCCTGCTCCTGAGATGAGCGGTGGCTTGGCTGAAGGTGTTGGTATGGCCCTTATGGAAGCCATGCAGCCTGCTGCAGAGGAGACTGCTGTCAAAGGAGAAGGTCTTGAGTCTTCACTACGTCCTCAGACACGTAGCCGAGCAGACAGTGACATTATGAACCGTGACTCAACTATAGGAAGCTTTGCTACTAAGATGAAGCAGTCTGAAAGCAGTGGCCGAAACGATGTTCAGATTACCACTAAGGATGGTCGTAAGATGACAGGAGGCTATCAGTTTGGTGATGCTCGTCTAGCGGACTATAAGAAAGCTAATAAGGCTAAGTTCACTACTGATCAGTTTAAGAACGACCCAGCTTTACAGAGTAAAGTATTTGAGTGGCATA